ATCCCCAACGCTGCCTGTTGCCTCAACACCAGACAAAGCAACGCTACTTACCGCCGTTACAGACCCAACACTGCCCGATGCAGATACGCCCGTCAGATCGACGGAAGAGTTTGCTGTGACAGTTCCAACATTGCCCGCAGCCGCTACGCCAGACAGGGCAACTGTATTTGTTTCGGTGACATCCCCGACATTACCTGCGGCCTGAACGCCGGTCAGAGCAAACGCTTTGCCTGTTACAACTGTTCCAACATTCCCAGTCGCAGATACCCCCGTCAGGGCTACGACAACTACGTTTTCGCCAAGAGCGGCGTACGGCGACTGGGCGTATGCGGATATACCAAACATGGTTTACGGCCTACGCCGCCTCCGCTTAGGTTGTAGCCAAACGCAACAATGCTGTGGATGTGGTGTTCGATGGCATTGTCAAGGTGAAAGTACCCGCCGTGATGGTCTGTGAACCAAACGTGTGGACAGACACCGCCTTGTCGCTCTGCGTGGAGTTGTAGATCAATACCGCATCAAACGCCGTTGTCAGAGTCACTGAGGTGTAGGTCAAACTGGCAGAGGGTGTCCAGTAAGCTACGCCTGCGGTTGCTGATGCGTTGGTTGCAGTGGGAGGAGTTGCATTGGTTACCGTCACGCCACCGGGCGAATAACCCGTACCTGACACCTCATTGGTAGAGGAATACGCTGTGGTCGAAGCGTCCACAGTGGCGGTTGTTAAATACAACGCACCTTTGAAGGTGTCGGCTGCGGATGTGCCACGGGTTGGCGCAGTGCCAAAGTTGTGAGTTGCGGTCATCAACTCGCCCATGAACGAGGTACACATAGATTGGGTATTTGCCACTTGAGTTCTCCTTAAAACGAAGCTGCTTCGCCACCAACAAATGTAGGCGGCTTTTTCAAAGTTACATGCGCGGAACGGTGGACGAGTTCCCCGTCCAACCAGTACTCAACCCATGTGGTGAGTTCATTGTCATTATCGACTATACCCTCACGCTTTTCAAGCAGAGAGTCGTCCATTTCGCCTTTGGTTGTTGTTACTAGCATTACGCGATCCTTATGATTGCTGATGTGTCAGTGGCAGCAGGGAACTGCACCACAAAAGTTGTTGTCGAAGTCTTGTTTGAACCAAAGTCCAAAACGCAAATTGCGCCGTTGTCTCCCGCCTTGTAGATCAAAGCGCCCCGTGCTGTGATAGCTCCTGACCATGACGCATTGGCAAACGAAATGTACGCAGTAGTGTTGGGCGCATTTCCTGTGGTCGGTGTCTGCGTTATCGTAAGAACTTGCCCACCAGCGGTATACCCAGCATCAGTAACCTCACCCGCAGTCGTATAAGCCGTGGTAGTCGCATCAAGCGTGGCTTCATTGGTGTACAGAGCAATGTAAAACGTACCCGACGTAAAGTTGAACGTGCCGTTCATCAAACCCGTACGAAAAACGTTGCATGTGTAGTTGCCTGTGAAAGCCATCAACGCACCCCATTATTCTGAGGCAACGGAGCTTCTCTATACTGGCCACTACGGTACGCGTCACTGCGTTCCATACCGTCTCCGAGACGTTTGGCCAACGACAATGCTTCCTTGTACTTGGCGTCGTACCCCGTGATGATGTCCACTTCACCTTTCATGAAGGTGTATGCTTCAACCAAAGAACCGTACAACAGCACAGAATCAAAGTTGTCACCCAACCATGTTGTGGTTGCGGTGGTGATGGACTCTGGGTAGTAATAGTAGTGAAGCTCAACGTAATACGCTGCATCAGGTGTGGGGCCAAGGATGATTGACAATTCATTGGTGATTGCTGAACTGACAATCGTTGGGCCAAACAACGCGTAGTATTTTGGCTCGCCTGTGTCATTGGGACTTGGATACGCCTGACGGATGAAGTTCACATCCTTGTTGAGTAAATACTCAAACGTACCTGTATCTAAATTTCCGCCAGTCACACCAGTTACCAATGCCAACGAATACACAGACAAAAAATCATTTGGCAAAGACACGTACTTGTTGTTTGCAGTGATGGGTGTGTATTGATTTTTACGAAGCGACGGGAACTGAACTGAGTTGTAAATGCGCTGCTCAGCCTGCTCGATGAACCGATTTATCTGAGCGGTTGAATTCTCAGTCGATCCATCAGCAAGGTATACATCGGGGAACTGATTCTCCGTGTACGACTGAATGGCGGTTACAAGCTCGCTGTAGTTCATGCCATCGGGCCTCTAGCCATCACGCCTTTGGTAGCCGCGCCAGTGCCACGGATTTTGATACCGCTTGTTTTGGTAGGTGGGTAGTCTTGGCTGCGCACATTGGCTACAGATACGTTTGCTTTTCGCATGGTTTCTTTTGCTGGCTCTTCACCAACAACCACACTTGGAACGCTTTTTGGTTGTTTGTATTCAGCCATCTTAGCCTCCGCGACCAGAAGAACGCTGGTTCATGATTTTGGCCATGTTGCGACCGTATTTCAACATGTCGCTGTTGGTTTTGCCGCCAGCTTTTAACTTTGTCATGGGTTTGCCCGGGTGCAGTTTCTTTTCGTGCTTGTGCACGGCACCAGCAATCATTTTTTTGTCCTGTGCTAAATCTTTCTTGTCCATCATCGACTCCTTATGTCGTTGCAACTGTAACTGTACCAATTTCTACCGCTAAAACCAAGTTATTTGGTGTCAGAGCAGCATCAAAAAACGCCGCCCCACCAACTGGGTTCCAACCCCACTGAAACACTCGACTGCCTCCACCCACAATCCCTTCTGCGTCCAAAGCAGGGCTGTTTGTCAGCACAATCTGCAAACCCGTGCGACCAGACAACTGGTAGCTCAAGTCTGGCCTTGGATCGCGCACCCCTTGCGGGTCGTCCACTGGGTACATGCCCAACTGGAGTTGCGGCTGATCTGGCTCCCAGCACTGCGGGCACACTTTCAAGTCGTATGTCTTGGTCTTGACAACCAACTTCTTCAGTACCGTAAGCTTGAACCTGAAACCACAACGGTCGCACTCAGCAATCGAGTTTTTGCCAGAGGAAAACCGGTTCCCCATCAGCTTCCCCCAATGAACATTTGTCTAGGCACAAGGCGCAAAGCAGCGCGTTCCTGATCCTCATCAGCCGCCGTCATCCAAGCCTCGTCATACTGCTGTTTTAACACCACCAATCTATCCATGCCCCCGGGCACTTTAAGCGCCACGTAGTAGGCCAGCCCAGCCACCATGCAAGGCACAAAACGGAAGGGTACATCCATGACATTGACACCGCTGCCAGCATCTTGCACGCGTCGCATGCGCCAGTACACAAACTGGTAGGTCTGGGAACCGTCAGGGGTTGGCCAAACCGTCACTCGAGGCACGTTGTTGACATAAATCTTGGTGGTTGCGCTGGCAGTATGTGAAGCAGCGGTTGTGCCGTTTTGACCACGGTAACAATCACTCAGAATGTTGCCGTCAATGTAGTTGTAGAAGATGGTTTCGCTGTCGATGTTGACGTACCCAATTGCAGGCAAGCCAACAACGTTGGACAAAGTGATTGTGTTGTCTGTGGCACTGGCATTTGCCGCCAAAACCGCTGTGGTGGGCATGATTTGCCCGTCCAAACGTTGATACCAGACCTGAATAGGCCGAGCTTGGGTCAATTTGTTGGGGATGGTGGCGTATGTGGACACGCTGATGCGTGTGATTGTCAAATCTGACTGTGTTGAGGCCACATTTGCGTTGGTTCGGATCACATGATCCAGCAAATCTACCGTATCGGTGGGAATTGCGTAGGTGTTTAGCCCCTGTGTGAAGGTAATGGTGCCCTGCTCAAACGTCCACATGTTGACACCACGGTTTGCCCAGTCGGCAAACAGCAAATTCAACGACCGACGTGCCGTTTTCAGGTCATATCCGGTGCGCAACTCTGAACCAGCACGCTCAAATGCCTCCTCCACCAGTTCGGTGAGGTCTAAATTAAAGCCTGCTTGTCCAGAAGTTGTTGCCATTATCTAAATCCTGCCGTTTTCTTTGCCACCTTGGGTGGCTGCTTCACGAATTGCTTTCCGGCTTTTTTCCCAGCGCGTTTTGCACGCGTTGTCGCAGCGTACTCAGCGGGGCTAAGAGCTTTAATTGCAGCTTCAGGAAGATATCGCTCACCTGTGTCAGAAGATTTTTTACCACTTTTGGTTCTCCATTTTTGGTCTCCCCAATTTTTAAGGGATTGCTGCGGCGCTTTCAATCTCTGTAACCCCCGCCAGCGGCCTTGTACTTCTTGGCTACAAGCTGTGCTTTACGGGCTGACCACTGGCCAGCGCCAGTACCGTGGGTTGCTGCTGCTTTGACTTGGCTAACTATGCGTTTCCTGAGTTCAGGTTTGGTGTAGTTACCCGCCGCGTTGACTTTCCCACCCTCTTTGTATTGGGTGAAAGCAGTGTCATCCCGACGGGCTTTTTTCTTCCCGCCGGGCATTTTTGAGGGGTTGATGTCCCCCATACCACGGCTGGACATCATGTCAGCAGTAGGCTTTGCCGCCAGATTTCATGGTGACCATCTTGCCTTTGGTTTTGCCTTTGACAGCCACACCATCACGGCTTGGAGCTGCGGTTTTGACAGAACCCATTTTGGCGCTGGTCATGCCACCAGAAGCCATCTTTTTCATGGCGGAATCTTTCATCATCTTGCCATCAGGCATTTTGTGCATGCCATCTTTTTTGCCTTTTGCCATCTCTTTTTTCTTGGCAATCATTTCCATGAAAGGGTTTGCTTTAGCCATATCACCACCTCTTTTAAAAGTTTTGCCTTTGTCGGCGTTTGAAAAA